AGATTATTAATTAAAGTAAAACCTATTATGAAAAAACATACAGGATTAGATTTATTAGAAACTTATTCTTACGCTAGATTTTATGAAAAAGGTAATGTCTTAAAAAAACACAAAGATCGTATGAGTTGTCAGGTGTCTACCACTATGTTTTTAGGAGGAGACCCTTGGCCAATTTATGTAAACCCTAATACTAAAAAAGGGGGATATAATAAACAAGGTAAATATATTGCTAGTAAATCAAAAGGTATTAAAATAGATTTAGAACCTGGAGATATGTTAGTATACAGAGGATGTGATTTAGAACATTGGAGAAATAAATTTAAAAGTAATTATTGCGCTCAAGTTTTTTTACATTATAATGATAGAAATTCTAAATACGCAGAAAAAAATAAATTTGATGGTAGACCCCATCTTGGTTTACCGGATGCATTTGTAAAACAATAAGGAGAAAGTATGGATGACCCACATAAAAAAATAGAAATACTACAAGAAGAACTTGCTACTTGGAGAAATTTAAGAGGTTCTGAAGTAGAATTAAATAAACAATTGAAAGATTACAATAAAAAACTTGAGCTTTCATTAGAATATTTAATTAAAGTTAATGAAGATTTATTATCTAAAATGGTAAAACTGAGAGAATTATTACTTAAATAAATGTCTCCAAACATTAAAGTAAAAATATTTCCTACTTTATTGCAGTTTACAAATAATTTTTTAAACACAATTGAATGTAGAAAAATAATAAAATCTATCTCTAAAAACAAATTATCAGAACATTTATGTTTAAATGGTAATGCTAAATCTACTCATGCAATTAATAGTAATATCTTAACTAAACCTATTAAAGAAAAACTTCAAATAAAAATAAACGAATATCAAATTGACTATGGAGTTAGAGAATTAAAAATAGATAATTCATGGATAAATATTCAAAATAAAAATAGTGTTTTAAAAAAACATTCTCATCCAGATAGTATTATTTCTGGAGTAATATATTTAAAAGCAGACGAAAAAAGCAGTAAGATATATTTTCATAATCTTAATCCGTATAGGACTTTTGTAGATTTTAAAAAAGAAACAGAATTTAATAGTGAAAATTATTTTGTTAAACCACAAACAGGAGATTTAATTTTATTTCCTAGTTGGTTAATGCATAGTTCAGATAAAAATAATTCGTCTTCTAGAATAGCTTTAAGTTTTAACACAATATATAAATGAAAAAATTTAGTTACTGGCATTGGGATAATTTAATTTCTAAAGAACGTATATTAGAAATAAATCAATTAATTGAAAAAAAATATAATTTTATAGAAGGTGAAGAAAAAGCAGCAAAAGATAGTAATGGCAAAAATAAAAAAAATAGTTTAGTAAAAATAATAACTTATGAAAAAATAAAACCTTTAATACATAATGTGGTAGATGAATTTATGCATTGCGGAAGATTTAATTTTGGTTATGACATATTTGATTTATCTTATTCAGACCCATTAAATTTAAATATTTATTCTTCAAAACATAAAGCTAAGTATGACTGGCATACAGATGGACATGAACACCCTAAAATAGATACAAAGCTAAGTGTTTTAATAAATATATCTTTAAAAAAATATGAAGGAGGGAAGTTACATTTTTTTGATAATAATAAATTTGAAGTGCCACATTTAAATACACCAGGTAATGCTGTTATGTTTAAATCTGCTACTAATCATATGGTAACACCAGTTACAAAAGGAGAGAGAAGAACCTTAGCTATGTTTATCTATGGTCCTTCTTTTAGATAATGGAAGCTGTATTTGGAAAATTTGGACCTTTAGTATTTCACACAAGAATTAATAAAGATTTGTGCAAAAAAATATTAAAGCTATGTAATAAAAAAAACCCGGCTAATCACAAATTAGTTGGACATATGAAACATCAACATGACATAGACAAAGATAAATATATGCAGTTGATAAAAGAACCTTTACACAAATATGTGGCCGCTGCTAGACAATGGTACAATTTTGACACATTTCCATTTGAAGAAAACGTTGGAATAGAAACAAGCGCTGCTTGGGTAAATTACATGAAAGCAGGAGATTTTAATCCTCCTCATATACATACCAACTGTCTTTTATCTAGTGTGTTGTTTTTAAAAACACCTAAAGGTTTGGCTAAAGAAAGAAAAGATTATGTAGGAAAAGATCTGGGTCCAGGAAAATTAGAATTTACATACGGAGAAGACAGGTATCTTTCTAATGCAAATATGAATGTTTTACCTGTAGTAGGAGACATTTGTATTTTTCCAGCTAATGTAAGACACGTGGTAGCTCCTTTTAAATCAAAAGGAACACGAGTTTCTGTTGCGGCTAACTTTAATTTGATATCAAAACCTGTTGAAATAAAGCCTAATTTGATATAATACCTAATAAACAGGTTTTTATATGCTACAAAAATTAGGAATTGTTCCCGGATACAATAAACAAGTTACTGAATTAGGCGCTGAAGGACAGTGGTTTGATGGTAATAATGTTAGATTTAGATATGGTTCACCAGAAAAACTAGGCGGTTGGGATCAATTGGGTCAAGATAAATTAACAGGAGCTGGTAGAGCTTTGCATCATTGGGATAATAATGCAGGTATTAAGTACGCAGCAATAGGTACAAATAGAATGTTATACGTATATTCTGCGGGTACATTCCATGATATTACTCCGATAAGGGTGAGTATAGCAAACGTTACTTTTTCAAGTGCAAGCGGCACCCCAACAGTTACAGTTACATTTTCAACGTCTCATGGTATGCAAGAAGATGATGTTATATTATTTGACGGTGTAAGTGGAGTTACTGCAGTAGGATCTACTTTTAACGATGCTTCTTTTGAAGATAAAAAATTTATGGCAACGTCTGTGCCAACAGCTACAACAATTACAATTACAATGCCAAGTAATGAAACAGGAACTCAATTAAATAATTCAGGAGATGCTACAGGCAAACCTTTTTATCATGTCGGCCCATCTCAACAACTAGGTGGATTTGGTTGGGGTACAGCAAACTTTGGTGGAACTGCCTCTGGTATTGCAACTACAACTTTAGCAACTGCTTTAACAGATACAGTCACAACTAATATCGTTCTTGCAAACTCAACAGCGTTTCCAGATGCTGGAGAAATTAGAATTGGTACAGAAGATATTAGTTATACAAACAATGACCCGGCAACAGGGACCTTAAGTGGAGGAGCCCGAGGTGTTAATGGTACTACAAAAGCTACACATAGTAGTGGTGCAACTGTAAGTAATATTTCAGCTTTTGTTGCATGGGGTGAGTCTTCTACAGACGATGTAACACTTAACCCAGGTTTATGGGTATTAGATAATTTTGGTACAAAATTAATTGCACTTATTTATAATGGTGAATGTTTTGAATGGGATGCACAACCAACAAATGCTACCTCCATTAGAGCAACTCTTATTGCAAACGCTCCTACTGCATCTAGACATGTATTAGTATCTACACCAGACAGACACTTAGTATTTTTTGGAACAGAAACAACAGTCGGGGATAAGACAACACAAGACGATATGTTTATTAGATTTTCAGACCAAGAAAATATTGATGGGTCTACAGCTTATACTGTTACTGCAGAAAACACAGCAGGTACACAAAGACTTGCTGCAGGTTCTAAAATTATGGGAGCTATAAAAGGTAGGGATGCTATTTATGTATGGACAGACACTTCATTATTTTTAATGAGATTTGTAGGTGCACCTTTTACTTTCTCTTTCGAACAAGCTGGAACTAACTGTGGATTGATTGGTAAAAATGCATGTGTTGAAGTTGATGGTGTTGCTTATTGGATGTCAGAGAATGGTTTCTTTACCTACGATGGTCAATTAAAATCTATGCCATGTCTTGTTGAAGATTACGTTTATGATGATTTAAATAGCACAGCTAGAGATTTAATTAATTGTGGTTTAAATAATTTGTTTACAGAAGTTAATTGGTTTTATTGTAGTAATGGTTCTAATCAAATAGACCGTGCGGTTACATTTAATTATTTAGAATCAACTAATAAAAGACCTGTATGGACTATAAATTCAATAACAACAGAAACTGATTCATCAGGTGCAAATACAAAAATAGGTTTACCTAGAGCATCATGGTCAGACTCAGCTGTATTTAATAAACCTCATGCAAATTATTATGATCCTGATAGTAATGCTTCTTATGATGTAATTGGTAACACTGACGGCTGTACAATTTATTATGAACACGAAACAGGAACTGATCAAATTGATGCTGGAGGTGTAGTTACACCATTAAAAGGAACAATTACATCAGGTGAATTTGATATTACACAGAAAAGAGCTGCGTCAGGACAGAGTATAGGTATGCCAGACATTAGAGGTGATGGTGAGTTTATTGCAAAAATTAGTAGAATTATACCAGACTTTTTAGAACAAGTAGGAAATACAAGAGTGTCACTAGTTACTACAGATTACCCGATTAACACTCCGGTAGTAAGACCTTTTGATATGACAACAACTCAAACAAAACAAGACGTTAGAATAAGAGCTAGAGCAATTGCTTTCCAAGTTTCTAACACAGCTGCCGCACAAAACTGGAAACTAGGTACATTTAGGTTAGATATAATGCCTGATGGAAGGAGGGGATAATGGCTATACCTAGTTTTTATAACGCAGCAGATCAGGAACTATACAAAGATTATCAATTTGTTCCTCAAGAAAAATATAGAACAGGGTTTACTGCACCAACGACAGAAGAAGAAATAACAGAAACATTTGGTATACCTAATACAAATGCTTTTACAAATAGTGGTGGAGCTAATTTTAATTCAGCAGGTAATGCTTTTGGTTATGGTAATAAGGTTTCTCCTGTAGCTTTAGGTAGCTACGATGATCCAAGTTATTTTGGAGGGCTTCCTGGCAATGTCCAACAATACGGTCTTCCCCGTAATTTTATGTATGATATGGATACTAATTATAAGGGCAATGAATTTATGACTGCGTACCAAATGACGACAGGTAAAAATAAAGAACTGCCAGGGTTTGCTAATTTTGGGTTGAGTTTTTTACCATTCGGTAATTTTATCCGTAACAAAATAGAAAAAGGTTTAAATGATCCTAGAGTAGGTCAACCTAATTACAGAATAGGTGGAATGGATAATACACAAAAAGGATTATATAATGCGTTAGCTGGTGAACAAATGTTGTTTGACGGACCCGGTGGCGTAAAAACTTTAACAGGTAAAAACTTTACAGGTAAAGGTTACCTAGAAGGTCAGATAGAATTAGCTAAAGGTTTTGGTTTTGATACTATGACCGATGAAGAGATCGCAGCTGAGATAGCTAAAACAAAAGCAAATCCAAGAAAACAATTTAAATATAAACAAATGTTAGAAGCGTCTACAATGTATAAAACAAATAAAGCACAAGAAGAAAAAGCAGCAAAAGAGGAAGCAAAAAAAACAGGTGGAGGATATACCGGAACTCCTGGAGGAAACACAGGGTCAGGAGATTTTGCTAACATAGATAACAGCGGTAAAAACTATGGACCTTATAGTAATAATAATAATAATGACTACAGTAATAAAGGTGGTGGAGCTAGTTATAGTAGTTCAGCATCAACAGGGGCTAAAGATGGATTTGGATATGGTTTAGCTGATGGTGGTAGAATAGGATTTCAAGGTGGTGGAAGAGATGCTGGCAAAGATTCAGATTTTGGTAGTGAAGATCTTGGTGGAAACGATTCTCCTAAAGGTCCTGCAGAATTAGGTTTAACTACAAAAACACCAAATCCAAATGATAACCCTGAAAGAACTACTATTATTCAAAAAATAAAAAATAATCCATTTATAAATAATCCTATTACTAGATTTGGAGCAAGAGTAGGTCTTTATGTAACAAACCCGTCGTTGATGGGATTAGACTATAGAACTGCTTCGCAATTAAAAGGAGTTTATGATAAAGCAACAGACCTAGATGACGAGGATGTCACTATGAATAAATACAAACAAGGTGGTAGAGTAAATTTTAAAAACGGAGGCTTAGCAAGTATTTTATAATGGCAAAAATTGTACAATCATTAACTAGAGCAAGTAAAGAATATGAGGAAAGAACTTTCCAATCATTAGTAAGAGATCTTGACGGTGTGATTAATAA